ATTTTTTTTGCTTCGGCTTCATTCTTATCTGCTTGGCTTTCGTTAAGTCTTGTTTGACTCATTACATTTGCCAATTGTAGAGCCATTCCTTGCGCTTGGAGTCCTACTTCTGTTCCTGTTTTGTTAGGTTGTCCTACTCCGCTAGCTTGTCCTGCTCCGCTCGTGCTTCCGCCTGCTCCACTCTGTCCGTATATAAGGCCAGGGCTTAGCCCTGCGCCTTGTATGTGTCGCATAGTGTTTTCATAATTGGTATAATTCCATAAATCCTTTGCCAATCCTGTGGAATAAAACGCTTGTTGTCTATTTAGCTCCGCTTGGTGCTCCATCAATTGTTTATTCTCTTCAAATTGGTCTTTTTTCGCCTGATTGCCCATTATTCCTTTGGCAATTCCGGCTCCTATACCTATTATCGCTCCTAGCATAATTATTTACATTTTCGCGCTTTCATGTTTGAAAGCGATATTCATATTACTTGATAATAAATTGTAGGTGCGTACTTTCGTGTATTTTCCGGTAATTAAACCGGACAAATACTCCGAAGTGCTTGTTACCTACAAGGCTTTGAAGATACTTCTTCAAACAGTTTAGTTTTCAGAGGGAGAGCCTCCCGATGTTTTATTGGGTACATTTCCAAAATCTTCAGGTTTTGGAGCTATTTCTTTCTTTGCTGCTACTCTTGTGATTTTATCGTAGGCGTCCATAGCTATATCAAACCTGTCTGTTCGTATATTGTACGCTGGTAGTACACCGTCTTCTTTTGCTGTATAGATAATTGGTGCTGTATCTGTAATCGGTTCTTTGTCTTGAAGGATTCTTGCGCATTTTGTTTCAATGCTTTCACCTTCGTAGATTTCTATTGATTTTAATCTACCGTTATTTTTTGATGGAAATGAATATTTCATAATGTTATAATTTTTATAAATTAGGAATTTGTTTTGCACTAATTAGACGTCTTACTTTGATGTCAAACTTCGTTTGTACCCAGAAGTTCATAGCGTCTAGATTTGTATCTGCAAAGATGTAATTGAATTTTACTGGGTCTATATAAGTTGTTAAGTCTTCGATTTGTTTGTTTGCACTGATTGAGTAGTTACGATTGAGTACCATAAAGCTCTCGCTCATTCCAGGTGCGAAGTTTCCGAACGTCCTGTTTACATTTGTCATGTAGTTAATCCAAGCTACCGTTTTACCTGCAGATGTACGTTTTAAGCCTAGGTCTGGTGTAAAATAGTCTGTCCACCATGCACGTTCGCCGTTTAATGAATCTTGGTATCCGATTCCATCCAGTGCTGGTTTGTGCCAATCATCCATTGTTTCTAGGTATGTATCCCAGGTATTTCCCTGTCCGTAGTCGATTCGTGGAGTGATTGAACAGATACACATAATATAACATGGTTCTGTTACTTTGATACGGATATGTCCGCCTTTTTGTTTCCCCGTCGTCACCCCTCGTCCGGCTAGTGTTCCTAGTGGTTCGTCTCCGGATGCGCTGTTGCTTACTACTTCTTGGAATACAATTTCTTGGCTTACACCGCCTTCGAATGTTGGTGTTTCGCATCTCTCCATATAGTTGCCTCCAGTGTATACTGTTTCTAGCCAATCACGGTAAGTTCCTCCTGAAACTGCGATTCTGTTGAGGAAGTTGTATACCTTCTGTGACAGGTTTAAGGCGTCCATTGATAACGTACCGTCTGATACGTCTACGGCGCTTGCTTCGTTGATTCCGTTTACACCTTCTATCCACTCCGTGTTTATCCAGTTTTGATATAAGTCACTGTTGTAAGTTTTTAGACATAATCCGTATTGTGGATCCGTTGTGTTTAGTTTACTGTTTACGGCTTTTCTTTTTGCGAAATTAATGAATGGCTCTACACTCATTGATGCATTCGATATATCAAATACGGTATCTCCTGCCGTTAATAGTATTTTATCCCTGATTGTGTCTAGGTTTTCTAGTGGATAATTTTCTAGTGTTATTCTGTTTATTGTTTGTATACTTCGGATATACCATGTTTCCCCCTCTGGGACTTTGTTCGTTGTTATTGTTATTGCTTCTCCTACTATTTTCCATGTACCTATGTCTCCCGGTGTAAGTGTTACACTTTGTCCTATTGGTGAATCTTTTGCGACCTTGATTTGTACTTCGTTTTGTTTTATTGTATTTGGAGCTATGGTTATTACTCCTGCGTTGTTGATTCTACCTTCGTTGCTTGGAATTACGTTCGGGTTTACCTCTGTTCCGTTGATTGTTATTGTTATTTCTTCAGTATTTCCGATAATGTAGAAGTTCTCTTCTTGCGTGTTGGCGTAGTAGTTTTTAAAGATGTCATAGTATGCTAGTATTGGTAGTGCGTTTTTGGATGTTTTTTTTGCGTTTGTCCCTGCCATGTTCGCAAAACCTCTTATTCCTAGGTATGCAAGTAAACAACTTGGGTTTACTTGATTCCATTGCTCCTCCTCTGTTGTTATGGTGTCGTATTGGCTGTTTAGTGTTACGTATATTTGTGGTAATTTTACTTGTGCCATATTCAGACCGATTTTTGTTCGGTTGTTATGTAGCCAGCTGTTATATAATCTTACAGGTGCCGCATAGATGTGATGCTCCAGTTTGAATGACCCGAATAGAGGTCCTGTTGTTGGATGAGTAAGTACGTTTGCGTCTACATCGATGTCGAATGTATCACCTTTTTGCCCTACTAAACATAGGTTTGGCACTAATGTTCCAGGACTCTGCGTGTTTCTTACAATGGTTGACAAGTCATGGGTTGACATGTTGTACTCATGCAGGCTTACTGCCATTTTATTGTTGTCTCCTATGGTATTTTTACCGATATTCTTTTGAATTGACATAGTTTAATCCTCCTTTTTAGTATTTTTTTTAAATTTTTTTGCAGTACGTTCAATTCTTTTTTCGTGTTCGTCTGCTTCCTTACACGCATATATTAATGCTGCAACTAGATTCCAATTTGTTGAATCTATTACGTATTGCGCATCTTCTCGTGATTCGAATTTTTCTGGTGTTGCTAAATGTTTTCCAATTACAATCATGAATTCATTTTCTTCTGTTGAAGTTGGCAATACTTTGAACACATCTTTCATGTTATTAAATTCTCTTTCCATTTTTTTTAATAGTTTTTAGGGTTAATATTAATGTGTGTGCTATCAACGCTTGATGTTGTTGTTTGTTCGGTCTTCTGCGTTGAGTTTTGATTGTTTTTGCTTACGCTTAGGCTCATTGTACACGACTGCACACATAAGGTCGTAATTATAGCAATGATTGCCGTACTGATAGCTCGGATAATTTCTATCCATTGGTTCCCGGTTATTTTCATGTTTAAAATAATTTAAGTTGTTTATGATTCCATTTTTTTAAATCTTCTACATCTTTGTCATAAGTTTTTTCGCATATTAACCTCCTTCCTTGTTTTGTGAAGATATATTTTTTTGTAATAACATCTTCTTCTAGTTCGTAACAAATTTTTTTCATATTTATTGGCGTGTTGAAGTACATGTAATTTTTTAGCTCTCGAAATGTATTGAAAATATATCCGCCTGCTTCGTATTTTCTAATCTTTTTCGGTTTTTTCATTTTCGTTAGGATATAATTTCCATGATTCTACTACACATACTAGTTTGGTTTCTTCCGGGTCGTTTAGCATTTTGGCGAATTTTTCCGCTATTTTATATGTGTTCATACCCGGAATTTCTCTTTCGACAATTTTACCTTCGTTGTTTGCATAGATTGCTGTAAATTTTGTTGCTGCCATAATTAAAAAGTTCTTTTTGTTGTTATTAATTTTATTTCTCTTCCTTCTACTTCTTGATACGCGAAGTAGTGTCTTGTTGCGATACGTGTCGGTATATTCTTGATGATTACCGCTTTAAATCCACGTACTTTTGTTCTTGTTGTTAACATATTTACCTCCTTGTTTTTAATGACATTGCAAATATACTTGATTTTTCTGATTTCTGTAAATTTTTTGATTATATATTGATCTTTTAAACATTTATTAACAATAGTATCTTTAAGCATGCGCGGCGTTTGAGCGCCGATAGAGCAATAGAGAGCGCGTAGCTCTCCTTAGCGACTAGCACCATAGTATCGGCAGAGCCGCACACCACGACCTTTGGTCGGGTGCACGTCATGCCATATCCCGGTCTTAAGGTAGCCGCCTCTCGGATAAAGGCACACCTCACCCTCCCGTTATACACCCTTGGCCACCCGGCCTTGAGGTGTTAAATACAGACCCGTGTGATGTTAGCATGGTACCCGCTGGACGTGCCCGAGCGCAGCCCTATGTATAATATTGGTTATAATATAGATTGGCGAATATATCAATGTCTTTATTAAACTGATCTTGTTTTCTTTCCTCTTTTTTTCTTTCCTTCTCGGCGACCATAGTCGCTTTAGATTCTGTCCACTGACGTTGTTTTTTGAGCCTGTTAAGGTATTTTCTATCTTCCCAGTCTTTGGGATTGTCGTGATACAGTCTTTCACAGCGTTCTCGTTCGCTTACGAGTACACCCATATATCGTGATTCTTCGGTCTTTAGGTCTATTTTAATGCCTAATACGTATACAATTCCTTTTTCAATTTTGTCTAGGAATAGTTTTTCACGCTCTTCTTCTGTAAATATTTTGTTTCTGTAATAAATTGGTAGATTGAGTTTTCCACCGTTTCTCATCCGGTATGATTCGTTTGTTTCGCCTTGTTTGTATATGTGCTTCTTGGCGTCCTCTCGCTTGAGGTATCCTGCCCCTATTCCTGCCGAGCATAATACTTTCCCTCTGAATTTTGGATGTTTCTCGTCAATTTTTAACATGTATTTTGTAATGTAGTTTATAGTTTTTTCATTCACAAAATATCCGGTGAATGTGATTCCGTATTTCCAATTGTCCGTTACTTTCTTTCCATTTCCCAAGCCCCATACTATCCCATGCAGATGTAATCTTTCTGTTTTCTCGTGTCCTAGTTCTGTAATGAACCAGTGCTTTATGGATTTTCCGGTTAACTTTCGTACTCTTTCTAAACATAGTCTTATAGCTTTTGTTGCAATATCGTTATTGTCTTTTAACTTGTATTTTTGTTTTAGTTGCTTGTATGATTTATCATCGATTGTTAGTGTCAGGAAATAGGCATTCGGTGTTTGTCTGTTTTCTTCTGACATTCTTACCACCCATTGTCTTTGCTTTTGTTTCCTGCATTCATAACAGTCTCCACAGGCTGCCGTTACATAACGTAACCTTTCATCAGGACAAACAGGCGGTATCCCACCATTTTTCTTAGTTGGTAGGTACCGCTTATTTGGTATGAGTTTCGGATATAGACACATATTATTGAAGTCCTGTTTTTCCTACTTTTGCTCCTAGTGCCATTCCTGCACTTTTCGATGCTATTTCTAGCATTCCTAGTATAATGTCTTTGACGAGTTTTTGCTCTTCAATGTCCAGACCTTTTTTGCCTAAGTCGTATCTATTGAATACATCTTGTACATAGGCTTCCATTTGTTCTTTTTGGATGATTAATGCCTTTCCTTTTTTGGTAAGCTCTTCCCATCCTTGTAGAATTTGCGCTGGAATTGCTTTTGCTTGCTCTTCATTGACTTTTCTCTGGCTTCCTTTGAGTAATATTTCACTCATCAGATTTTGAAGCGTTAACGAGCTTTCTTTTACTTTATTGTCGATTGTTCGTTCTTTTAACTCGTTGTCGAGTTTCATCCCGTTGATTTCTTCAGCTAGTTTATCAATTCCCTTTTGTAGGCTCTTGATGTTCCAGCGTGTTTCATCGGCTTTGTCTTTTGTCCAATCGGCCATGTTTCGTTTGAGTTCCTCTTCTGCATCTGCTACTCTGATTTGTCCTAAGATGAGTCCTTTCTTCACTTTTTCGTTTGAAGTTTGCGCTATCAGGTTATCAATGGTAGCTTCTTGTGCTCTGGTGTCTACACCGCTTATTTTTTTTGCTTCGGCTTCATTCTTATCTGCTTGGCTTTCGTTAAGTCTTGTTTGACTCATTACATTTGCCAATTGTAGAGCCATTCCTTGCGCTTGG